TTTGTCTTTTGAAGTGCCACAGTCACCAACGATATTACCGCTGCTGTCAATTCGCACCCATTTTTGATCACGCCATTTTTTTAACTCACCCATCAGGCTTTTTTCCTTTTGGATTTTTTTGCGTAATTAGGGTCTTTGCAATACTTAGAAGCCGCCATGTTTGCATAAGCAGACGGGTAGGTATCAAAAGTGCGCTTTGCCCAAGCCTTTCCAGCAGGACAAATTTTGCTTCCTTTACTTTTTTTAGAAGCTGCGCCGCCCTTTTTATAATAGGTCAAACCTTTTGGCATAGAGGCGCGATTCATTTACCACGCCTCACACGACCAATAACGCGCCGTGAACTTATCTTTTGCGGTATCGCAGTTATGGCGGGCTCTAAAACTTTTTCGACGTTTAGGCTGGCTTTTTTTAATGGTCATATCAGGATCGCCAAAACGAACCATCTTAACCTGATCGCCTTTTTTAGCTAAAACTACAGACTTTTTAGCCCCACCTTTTGAACGTTTTGGCTGGTTATACCCAGAAAACGTTTCTCCACGATACTCTATTCGCCCAGAAGGCAGCCTTTTTACGTTCTTTACCGTTGCCATATCGTTTTACGCATGGAAAGAAGTCAGGGTAAGGAACGTGCTTACGTTGTATTGAATGTAAACCCCACTGCCAAACAAAATACCCTCTTCCGGAATAACCACATCTCTAGTCGCAGTTGCGGACCCCACAGAACTTATTTTCATTAAACTCGTTCCTGAAGGGCTAGACGTGCGAAAATCAACGTTACCGGCCGTTGCTGTGCTCGTTAAAAAAACACCTTTAAGCCGTGCTCGTCCTGCAAAAATAACAGCGGACGCTACCCCACTAATTCCAGCTTGGACGTTACCTGCGGGATCTCCCACGGCGGTTATGCTTGCAATCGTCAAGAAAAAATTACTGCTAGTAGCCGCGTCTGCGTTTGCCCCAGTCACGGTTTCTGTTTGAGAATCTCCATCTACATCAGTCCCAACAACAGTAAAAGATATTCCACTGTCGTCTCCAGCCGAAGTAATGGTAACTGTTCTGGCATGAGATAAAGTCACCGAGCCACTGTCCGCTAAAGCACCGCCAATCGTTAATGCAGCGTTGTTTCCAACCGCTGCATCTGTTGAAATGCCATTTGGATCTGCCGCTAGGGTGTCAGCCGTAATAGTAACCGAAATTACATCTGAACCTGCCATAAATTACCCCCTTTTATGCGTCGGCAAATGGAGTGACTACCGTACCGGAAGCAAGAACAGTTCCTGAAACAACGTATTTAGCACTGGCCGCTGCATACGCTGTAACCACGGTTCCAGCAATGCCGCCCTTAGTAGAACCGTTCATTGTAATGACATCGTTAGATGAACCAGAAAAGAAAGTCTTTCCTGCTGCATCGCTCTTGCCTAAATAAAGACCGCCGACAAACTTGTCTGTGCCGTCAGTTAAAATATCCATATCTGTAGCTGCAGTAATTACCAAAAAAGTAAAAGTTGCACCTAAGTTATTGGTTTGGTTAGGATCGGTAGAATCCCCTGGTGTAGTAGTAACAATGGAAGGCAAAGTAAACTTGCCATCTGCATCGTTACATAACAATAATTTTCCTGCATGAGATGCTACAGTTATAGAAGTGTCAGCGGTTAAACTAACTACACTGGATGAACCAGCACTAATAAAACCAGCAAGAGAACGGACTGGGCCAGAAAAGGTTGACTGTGCCACTTGGATACCTCCTTACGAAAGGATTTGCTTCAGCGTCTTCGTAAGTGTCTGCTGGGACAGTCGCCAAAGCTATTTATTCCCAGAATAAAATCTAACTATACCTAAAAAACAAAGGGGCAACAATGTTGCCCCCCATGCTTTTGCTACGCGCCCGGAGTCCCGAACACTGATCTCCAATCAGATACACCGAAAGAATATCTTTCGCGAGCCTTGAAACGCATATTTCCAGTGTCAAAGTCACCTTCCATAGCTGTTTTAATTGGAGTTCTTTGGAACAACTTGAAGCCGTTAGGCGCATCCGTCTTGATGAAGAAAGCATCAGTATCCGTGAGGAAGTGATTAACTACTGCACCGTCAGGTAGCATACCCATTGACTTGTTGGCGTTAATATCATTATCCGCCGTTCCGGGTCGCAGATTAGAGTTCAATACCCTTTCTGCAATGAATTGAAGCTCTTTAGGAATAATTAACTTCATTCCTCGAACCGCAATTTTTAGTCCTCTTTCATCAGTAAGACCCGCAATGTCAATCAACATCTGCTCAAGCGAAGTCTCATTGAGATCCGCAGCAGTGCTGAGTAGGTTGCGTTGGTTACCTGATAAAGAAGGGTGAGAAGAAGAACAAAGCGCAACACCATCTCCGATGGCAGAAGCACCCGCCGTAAAGGCGTTGTTCAACACAGTTGCAGCACGTACTTGCTTGGTCTGAGACATAGAACGCGCAAGAGCACGGGTATATCTAGAAGCAAGACGGTCATACAAATTATCTTCGATAGCTTCTTCAGTAATTGAGAAAGCAAGAGCAATTGTCTCGTGAGTGTATCGAGCAGTATATGTTTCCTGCGCGTCGTCAAAAGAAATTGCGTTACCTTCTGCTTTTACTGGAGCAGTACCAAACCCTGAAAGCATGACTTCTTCTTCAAATGCTCGATCAGAAGATTCCTCTTCAAAGATCTCCGCACTTTCATTGTCATATCGATCATATTCCAGCCCGAACAAAGCATTTAAGCCGGGTTCAAGCTCCTTCGCCAATTGTGCGCGAGTAATAGCCATGATTACCTCCTAAACTTAGATGCCAGTTGTTGTGGCAGTGGTTTGAGAATCGAATCGCGCATTCGGAGAGTTGTAGTGTGAATTTATTCTAACAATCAACGGAATACCTGCCGCAGCAAAATCACTGTTAGCATCGTCATCGACGATACCCATGACTTTAAGCGGGAGAGTTGCCGTAGTCGCTATAGTAGAAACACCCAACGCCGAATTAGATCGACCCGTGTCAGTTGAACCCGTCCGTGCAGACGTTCCCAAGCTTGCGTTAGCAAAAACAGCAGCAAGTGCTGTAGCGCGATTAGTTAAAGTCGCATCGCTTGCCACTTGGAAAGTTTGCATCGGATTATCCGCAACAAGAGCTTTGACAGGATGATTCGTGTCAACACTTGCGTTGTTAGATCCGGGCCAGTAGTTTTTGAATACGGTCTTCTTTGAGGAAGAGTCAA